GGCGATTCTAGGTCTCTACTTGTACTAGTAGGAACTTTTGATTTTAGTTCTTTAGCACGAGATCTTAGATAATCCTGTCTCCTCGCCATAGCTATTTCTTTAGCACGAGATTTTAGATAATCCTCTCTCCTAAGTGGAGTAGGTGCCCCTTCTGGCCTCCTCGCCATAGCTATTTCTTTAGCACGAGATGCTAGATATTCCTTTCTCCTAAGTGGAGTAGGTGCCCCTTCTGGCCTCCTCGCCATAGCTATTTCTTTAGCACGAGATTTTAGATAATCCTCTCTCCTAAGTGGAGTAGGTGCCCATTCTGGCCTAGTCATTCTAGGTTGAGGTTTAGGTTGAGGTTTGTCAGCCCTAGCATACCCTTTTCTACTAGGAATCACTTTACCTTCTCGATCCATTACTCCAACTTTTTGTAAGCGTCTAATTAGAGTTTGATCCCTTGGATCCAACGTAGGTTTGTCCTTAAACTTACCTTTCATTTGACTTACGAGTTCTCCTCTACTTTTAAAGTTAGGAGGATTAGGAGTCGGTCTATTGACTAATTCGGCCCCTCTTAAAAAGGCTCCCCATTTTGAGTTGGGATCTTCTAGGAATCCTTTTTGAAGTCCTATTTTCCCTAAAACACTTTGAACAGGCTTACTATACAGGACATCTTTAACCAGAGGCACCCTACCAGCCCATTTAAATGCTTTTCTCCAATTACTCCTTTTAGGGAATTGTGGTCTTTGATTTGGATCCACAATAGCTTCTTTTATTTTATTTTTTATCTTTTTAACGCATCTTTCAAATTTAGCATTTTTATATTTTATTCTTTCAGCTAATGCTAAACGTGATCCACGAATGATATCTGTGGAACAGTTCCACTTTCTTAAAGACTTATTAATTCTGCTATTAGGATCACTAGCAGTTTTCTTTGAAGTAAGTCGTTTTTTCATTCCACCCATGCGAGCACAGAAAGATTTACGACGATTTGCTGACTTACTACCTTTCTTCAACTTTGAAGGTTCTGTGGTAACAGCGGTTTTTAATTTTGATCCTGGGTTGGCTCTGCGGTAGGCTTCTACTCCTTTTTGGGTTAACCCACCTTCTTTGCTCTTATGGACTCCCATCTTCATCTTAGGCATCTTTCCTTTCTCGTGTAGAGCTTTAAGGATAGCTTTTTGTAAAACGTTGCTCATGGTCTATAATACCTCTAGATTATTTACCCTAATAGAACCACTGATGAATAATAAAATCGACTTCTTAGAAGATGGCAAAAGCTACGTATCCCTTGTTGACAAGATGCAACAAGATTCTGCATTAAAAACTGTTAATGCTGCTAGGTGCTCTTATGATAATGAAAAGTCTGATTTTGAAGATAAGGATCAAAAACTAACTAAGTTTTTATGGAAGAACGAACATACATCTCCCTTCCGTCACAGCTACTACACATTTCAATTAAAACTGCCTATTAGTATTGCTAGGCAGTTGATGAAATATCAAGTCGGTTCGGGGTTCAAAACTGTGGAGGCTGACGGAAGGGAGATTTTTATTGAAGAGTTCGATCATATTTATGATGTTGATAAGGGATGTTCATGGAATGAGGTATCCGGTAGATACACTCAGACTTCAGAAGAATACTACCTCCCGAATAAACTAAGGTCCAATCCCGGACATGGTAACAAGCAATCATCTGGGGAGTATAACAACCCAATTAAACAGTATACCTTTGAGTTCATGTATCCATCAGAGATCCTTGATAGGATGCGTGAACACTGCAAGAATAGCTTGAGCCTTTATAAAAGATTAGTTGATAATGGCGTAGCCAAGGAGATGGCTAGAGGAATCCTTCCTCAGAATATGTATACTAAGGCATACTGGACTGTCTCACTACAAAGCGTTATTTGGTTCCTGCACCAAAGGCTAAAGCCAGACGCTCAGTATGAGATTAGAATGCTTGCTGAAGGTATTTATGAACTCATGAAGGATGACCTAGATCGCCTAGGTATCAACAAAGAAGATCTATGAAATGCCTAGTAATTGGTGATACGCACTTCGATACTAAGTGCGATGGGTATCTATCTAACCAGATAGAGACTACTTATAGGATTATTTATGATGTTAAACCCAAGTATGTTGTATTCTTGGGCGATATTTATCATCACCGCAAGCCGACCCCTGAGGTAATTGTAGAAGTTCATAAACTGTTTAAGAGACTTCGTACAGTTCCTGGTTTAGCTTGCATGTATGTGCTTAGGGGAAATCACGATTCGCAAAATAGAAACGATGACGGATTGACCGCGCTGGAGACGCTAGTTTACCCAGGATCTAAGGTAAGGCTTATCCAGCACACTAATTATAATTCTGATTTAAATTTCTTGTTTATTCCTCACTATGAAGATGAGAATGTCATCAAAGAAAGCTTATCACTTGCGCCCAATGACAAGACAGTTGCATTTGGGCATTTTAGTTATTGCCCTAGCCATCTTGGTATTCAAGGCTTTGAGTCTTCTATTGAGTTAAAAGATTTCAAGTGTAGGACCATCCTTGGTCATATTCATTCTCACTTAGAGGATAAGCATGTTACTATCTTAGGTACACCATGGTCAACCAACTATGGGGAGTCCGATTACGATCATTTTGTTGGAGTTATGGAGGAAACTCCTGACGGCTGGGGTCCACTTAATAAAATTAAAGTGGAATATGGTCCAAGATACTATGAGGCTCCATATGATTCGTTAGATGTCATGTCAGAGGAGTTCTCTGATCCTAATTACTTCACTATGCTTAGAGTTCTTCTAAACAAGTTCTCTGAGGATCCACCAAATATTCTGCGAGCGGAGATACTTAATAAGTTTAAAGTGGCTCATGTGGATATTAAGTTTCAGCCTATTTATGATGATACTCTAAATAACCGTTTATCTAATTATGACCCTCAGACTCCTCTCTCTAGGATTGATGGGGATATCATCGGTAAGTATATTGAAGAACAAGCCTCCACTATACCTAGGGATAAGCTGGAAGCTGGATTAAACTCTATCAAGGAATATTGTGAAAATTCTGAAGATTAAAGCATCTAACTTTTATTCTTTCAAGTCCTTAGATTTAGATTTCTCTGATTACTCTGGTATTGTTAGGATCCTAGGTAAGAACAAGGATAGCGGAGGATCTAATGGTGCTGGTAAGAGTGCTATTTTTGAAGCTGTCACCTGGGGTATTTACGGGATCACTATCAGGAAGTCCACAGAAGCAGCATTAGTTAACTCTCAGGCTGGTAAGGATTGCTCAGTTTACGTTTTATTAGAGAAAGATGGTCTGGGTACCGTTGAAATTACACGCGCTAAGAGGCCAACCTCGCTGACTGTAGCTGTAAATGGGAAGGTGGTTAATAAAGAGAATGCAACCGAGACACAGGACTATCTTGAAGAGTTACTAGAGACCGACTATAAATCTTTTTTAGCCTCCGTAGTATTTGGACAGCATTCTAACTTCACATTCCTAGACTCGACCCCAGAGGATAAGAGAAAGATTATAAAGAACTGCTTTAACCTGGATGATTTATTCTCCCACAGGGTAGCAGTTAAAAGTTTAAAAGCATCATATCAAGGAGAGCTAAAAGTTGTAAAGACTCTGACAGATAACTTATTATCAGAGAAGAGAAAGTTAGAGTCTGAAGTTCCCGATGAGAAGTATAAACTAGTTAAATTACCTAGCCTTGAGTCAATCTTAAAAGCAGAATCAACCATCAGTAATAATGAGAGAGAAATCAGAGAACTACAACGGCAGATTAAAAAGGATAGAGATCGCTTAAGGAGAGTTAACGATTCTATTAAGGAGGGTGTGTATACGGAGGACAAGGAATGTCCTGTCTGCAAGAATACTTTTGAGAAATCTCAAACTGAAAAAGACGTTACTAATTTCAAGAGTGAATCTGAGACTTTATCCATTCAGATTGAAGAAAAGGACAATCAAATTCAGTCGTTAAAAGATATTAACAATAAACTAACACCCAAGATTTCTTCATCTGAGTGGGCAAAATATAATAAGAAAAATAAACAGATAGAAAATGCCCAAAGTAGTATACATAGACTAAGCCAAGTTACAGAACAGCTTGAGGAATACGAACGTAAGCAGGCTGAACTTGAGTCTTCACTGGAAGTTATGAAGTTCTGGGAGGTAGCTTTCTCGGAAAAGGGGTTAATTCGTTATATCATCAGGAACATCTTGGAATATTTCAACATGAAGTCTAATGAGTATGTTTCAATCCTAACTAACAATCAGTTTACACTGAAGTTCAATGATGAGCTTACCGAAACTATTTTTAATAACGGTTCTGTAACTAAGTATATTTCTCTCTCTGGCGGTGAGAAAAGGAAGGTCAACTTGGCTATAATGTTGGCCCTCCAAGATCTGAGTTCCAAGATCTCAAGAACTAACTGCAACCTCTTGTTCTTCGATGAGGTTTGTGATAACATTGATGATCCTGGAATTGTCGCGGTAAACAATCTTCTCCATACACTGAATTCCCAGAATCCAGAGAAGAAAGTTTTAGTTATTACACATAACGGATTACTACAGGATTTACTGGGAGACTCTCAAACTATTACAGTAATAAAGAAAAAAGGATTGAGCAGGATTAGCAATGGCAATTAAGCAACTAGATGGGTTAGGTCAGGAAATCTTCATGCAGAGGTATGCATACCCTGGTGAGACAAAGTATTCAGAACGATGCAAGGCAATGGCAAAACATGTTGCCTCTGCTGAGAAGGAAGAGGATATTGAGAAGTTCGAGAAGAGATTCTATGAAGTTCTGAGTACTGGTGATCTAGTCCCTGGTGGCCGTATCATTTATGGTTCTGGCCGTAAGCATCAGAACCTGCTTAACTGCTACGCCATTGAGCCTGAGGATACCGTAGAATCCATTGGTAAGACTATCCAAGACATGTATCGTATCTCCTGTGGTGGAGGCGGTATTGGGTTTAACTTTTCTAAGATCCGTCCAAAGGGTGACGACATTGGTAATGTGAAGAACTCGGCACCTGGATCTGTTTCCGTAATGCAGATGATTAATGAGGTTGGAAACCATGTTAAAGCTGGTAAGAATCGTAGGACTGCTCTCATGGCAGAACTTAATGTTGATCACCCAGACCTTCTTGAGTTTTTGCATGTTAAGTTGGATCTCTCACAGCTTACTAACTTCAATATTTCAGTAGCCATCACTGATAAGTTCATTGAGGCTTGCGAGACCAATGATGAGTGGACCTTTAGGTTCAACAACAAAGTTTATAATGTCTATCAGGCAAACAGAATCTCAAACGACGGGCACAGTGAGATCATCAACATTGTAGCCCTTAATGAGGAGGATGCTCTTAGCAGAGCAAAGCAACACCACCTCCGTCTATGGGATGATAAGTTTGAAGACATTCAAAAGGTTAGCTTCAAGGCCATTGACCTGTGGGATCGCCTATGGGACAATGCCGTGAAGTCTGGTGATCCCGGCATCTTCAACATTTCGTTGACTAACCGTTACACCAACATGTCTTACTTCCTAGAAATGAATGCCACCAATCCTTGTGGTGAGATTCCTCTAGATTCATATGCTAACTGCTGCCTAGGGCACATCAACTTGTCCAATATGGTAAATGAAGATGCATCAGATCTAGATTGGGGTCGCCTTGCAAGGACCATCAGAACTGGCATCCGTTTCCTGGACAACGTTCTAACGGTCAACCATTATCCAATTGAAGAGTGCAAGACCGCTGGTGAGAGATCACGTCGCATTGGTCTCGGAACCATGGGTCTTCACCACATGCTAATTAAGCTAGGGATCAAGTATGGATCCGAGAAGTGCATTGAATTCCTAGAGAGGCTATACGCAACTATTCGTGATGAGGCTTACCTAGCTTCCATGTATATTGCTCGCGAGAAGGGCTCATTCCCTGAGTTCAACTCAAAGAAGTATCTAGCCGAAGAGTTCGCTAAGACTCTCCCAGCTAGAATCCGAATGCTCATCAAGGAGAACGGTATCCGTAATGCTGTGATGCTTACTGCTGCTCCAACTGGAACTATTTCCATGGTGCATAGTGTCTCCACTGGTATTGAACCTATCTTTGCTCCTATGTATAATCGTCGATACCGTGAAGGTAACGCATGGAAGTCCACGATGGTTCTAGATCCAATGTTCAAGGAGGCTCTAATGAATGGTAGTGATGGAAAGCATATCGTTGGTGCTTACGATGTCACTCCTGAAGAGCATATGGCTGTGCAGGCTGCTGTTCAACGCTACGTGGACAATGCTATCAGCAAGACCATTAATCTTCCTGGTGACGCTACTTCCGATAGTATCTCTAGAATGGCTCTTAAGTTTGCTCCCTACTTGAAGGGTATGACGGTGTATCGTGCTGGTAGCAAGGGTATGGAGCCTCTAGAAGCTCTTCCACTCACAGAGGAGAACATTCAGAAGGCTAAGGCCCTTATTGCTGCGGAGCAGGCTGAAGCTGAGATGGCTCCTATTTCTTGCACTGTTGGCGGGGAGTGTGGTGCCTGATGATTATAGATTACTATTGTAAAAAGTGCGATAAGGTTTATACACGCTCATTTTACATTGAAGATAAAATCTACATGGAAGACGTTATTGTAAAGTTCCTATCTCAGGAGGAGATTGATTCTCTTCCTGAGTGGGATGACCCACGATTATACGAAGAATATAAGACTGTAGAACATGGTGATCTTCCTCCTGAAAGATTGGAATGCGCCCAGTGTAAGAAAATGATGATTAGACATATGGAGGATTTACCATCTCTCAAGGAAGGTAGAAACTCGATGTCTGCTTTAAAGGAGAGACGTAGATTTGCCGAGTATGGCATGGATAAAAAACAGGCTGAGAAATTTTACAAAGAATCAATAGAAGCTTCAAAAGAGAGAATGAAGGGTGGTGAGGAGCACTACAAGAGGGTTGTTCCCAACTACGAAGTTTTAGCGAAGCAAGGGATAGTTAAGAGAAACTCCGACAAGAAGAAAGCAGCAAAGGAAAAGTTTTTAAAGGATGCTAACATTAAGTTGACAAAGGACGGTACAGTTGGTAAGCTTTCCAGAAAAAAGCAATAAATCAGCATACCAAACCTATTATATAATATGCCTTACCACATTTCCGACAACACCAAGAAGGGGTGTCTATACCTTCTAAAGCACGATCTTGAGTTCTTCTCCGAGATCGTGCCTCTACTAAAAGAGCAGTTCTTCGATTTCCCAGCCTATAAGAATATCTTCTTGGGGATCAGGGGATATTATGAAGAGTATCGTAAGATTCCTTCAGACAGTGCTCTAGCTAACTACATTGTTAATAATGTCTCAGGGGCTATGGATGAAGGTATTGATTACGAGAATACTATTTCTGAGATTAATTCCTTTGATAAGTCTTGCTTGGATGATAGGGAGTTTATCCTAGATACTGTAGAAGAGTTCGCCCGACAGAAGGCAATGGAATCTGCTATTAGGAAGGCAGTTAGCATTCTTAATAATGAAGGTGACATTGGTGAAGTCGAGGAACTTGTGAAGTCAGCGTTGCTTGTTAACCGCAATGTAGATGTTGGACAGGATTACTTCGATGATGTGTCCAACAGAATCCTCAGATCTTATGAGAATAAAGGTGAGAACAGGATTCCTACTATTTTCCAAACTCACAACCACCACCTAGAGGGAGGTCTTTGCCCTAAGGAAATTGCAATTGTTGTAGCCCCTCCTGGAGTAGGGAAGTCCCTCTACCTTGTTAACCAAGGTGCCCATTGCATCTTGCAAGGGAGGAATGTGTTGTATCTTTCCTTGGAAATGAGCCAAGACAAGATTGCTGGTAGGTTCGACTCCGTCCTTACTCAGATTCAGAATGACAAGCTGAAGAAGCCATTGGGACAAGTTCGTCTAAAGGAAAGGCTAAATGAGATCAAGGAAAAGACCAAGGGCAGGCTCATCATCAAGGAGTTCCCAACAGGGGCCTCTAACGTAAATCAACTTAGAGCACTACTAGTCCAGCTAAGACTGCATAAGAACTTTGTTCCTGATGTAATTATTGTTGATTATCTTGAACTACTAAGGCCAAATAGAATTATTGATTCCGAATACCAAGCTCAACAGAGAATCGCAGAAGAGCTTAGAGGTCTTGCTGTAGAACAGAATATCTTGTTGTGGACTGCATCTCAGACTAACAGACAAGCTAGGCGTGTACATACAATTACTGATGCTGAGTTGGGGGACTCCTATGGTAAAATTCGACCAGCAGATTGGGTTATTTCTTTAAATCAGACTCAAGAAGAGTATGATGAAGGGACGATGCGTATCTACGTCATGAAGGCTAGAGACTCTAGACAACATTACAACGTAAACGCAACAGTGGACTACACAACTCTTCAAATTAGAGAGGCAGGACATGAAGAACAATCATCAGAATAGTTTCCCATTCATAGCCAACAAGAAGCACATCTACAACAAACTTATTGATAAGTCGATAAGTGGAGTAGATTTAGGATGGGGCTTTATGGAGTTTGAACTTCATTCAGGTCTATTTCATGGGGATACTAAGGTGGACGGACTCACAGAATTTGATTCCAAGAAGATAAAATTAGAGATGAGTCTTTCTGATTTAGATGCTCGTGAGACTATTATTCATGAACTCTACCACTGTATGCTTGAGGGTCTAGGGTTAGATGAGAGAAACTTTGATGGGACAAGAATGTTCTTGACCAACGAGCAGCTTGTGGTAGGATTATCAAAACAATCAGCAATCATTAATAAGCTAAACCCAGGACTTTTTTCCTTACTATACAATGTCTAGCATCGTAAAACTTGACCCAGAAAACATCACTCACACTCTTTACAATTCAATCTGCCAATCCATTATGCAGATTCGTAACGTTGAGGACGAGCTTTCTGAAATTACAGTTGTATACTCATACTATTATGGTATCATGACCAGAGCAAAGCTACTCCTCGATGATGCCAACGATGCTCTCGAACAGCACAAGGCTTCAACTCGAAATGAGAAGCGTAAGGATGGTAAACTTACAGCAGTTGCAGGTGAGGACCTCGTGAACTCCCTTCCAGAAACTTCTGAACTTACCTCTCTTGTTAGAACTCGTCAGGAGGCTTACGGATACGCAAAGGGTATCTGTAACTCCATTGAAATGAAGAAAGATATGCTTGTCCAGCTTTCAGCTAACAGTAGGCAGGAATCCAAGCTTTACCAATAACTTGTTAGCACTCAGCAAACCATCAGCCTAAAGGAAAAAACAATGGCAAAAACATTAGCAGAACTACGTGAGATGCATAAGCAAGCTATGCAAGAGGATAAGGAACAGCCCAACGGTAATGGAACATCCACTTGGGCCTCCTTCAAGGACGGAGATAATATTGTCCGATTCCTTCCTGGGAAGGAGAATCCTTTTGAGTTCTTTGTGGAAGGATCAGTCCACAAGTATCAAGACAGTGACGGTATGTGGCGTAACTACAAGTGCCGCAAGTCTCAGGGAGAAAAGTGCCCAATGTGCGACTTATACTTCGACCTTTGGAAGCGTCATAAGGAACTTAACCTTGGAAAGGATTCTGAGGGTAAGAATGTAAGGTCCAAGTACGGAGATCTTGCTACCAAGATCAAGGCAAAGCCACGATTCTATGCGATTGGAGTTGTGCGAGCCCTTGAGGAGGCTGGTGAGGATCCCGTCAAGTATATCGCAATGAGTAAGCAGCTATTCGATCGCGTTATGCAATCCATGTTTGATGAGGACTTCCAAGACGAGGACGATCCTGAGAACACCACAATCATCTCAATCGAACGCGGAAATGATTTCAATGTCAGAATCACTAAGCAAGGTCAGTGGAATAGCTTTATCGAGTCTGGTCCAAAGTACAAGAAGACTCGTGCAGGAACACCCGCTCAGGTAGCTGAGTGGATGGAGAATGAGTTGAACCTTCAATCTCTTGTTGAGATTGATAGCTATGAGAAGGGCAAGGAAGTTGTTATGGGCCTTGAAGCTTCTCTAAATCCAGTAAAGACAGAGAGTATTCTGTCTCAAGATCAGGAGGATCTACAAGTATGATTAAGAAACCATTTATCTTGGGCTCAATGGCCCTAGTCCTAGCCCTATCTTTTGCATCATGCAGTGTGCTTGATAGTATGTTTGATGATAAGGTTGTAACTACGTCGGACAACCTTACCGCAGAGGGCGCAGCAGTGGCTGTACCAGCAGATCTGGGACTTATTAAGCTCCCAGCAGATGTCCGTGAGCGTATTGAGAAGAGTGGACAAACTATTGTTATTGTTGACAAGGAGGGAGTTATCGACCCAGCTAGGGCTGTCGATATGACTGAGCCGGGGGAAGGATGGCTAGATGCAGTCACAGGCATTGGCCTAGGAGTAGCCAATGCAGTATTCCCAGGAGTAGCTGCCCTTGAAGCTTTGGGGTTATTGTTCTCACGAAGAAAGCGGAAGCATTATGGAGCGGCTGTAGCTGCTGTAGCTCCGACTGACGGCAGTGTAGACTTCAAGGAAGCAGTATTGTCTGTAGGTAGAGCAATCGGATTTGCTCATAGCTCGGAAGCTTCAAAGGAAGCCTATGAAGAAGAGCTTATGTAAGGGGAAGGCAAACTAGCAATAGTTATGGGACAAAGGTTTTAAACCTTTGTCCCTTTTTTATATCCATAGGGCTATTATTAAAGATGGAATTAAACAGAAAGCTTCGTATTCTAGTAGTATTCGCCAATCATGGTGGTTGTAGTTATTACAGACAACTATCCCCTATGAAGATACTTCAAGAGGAGCTTCCAGATAAGGTTGAAGTTAGATTTACGGATAACCCGTTAGAGGCCGACCCCAAGAACCCTCACTTACCCCCTAATGAGAGTCTTAAGGATATGAACTGGGCAGATATTGTCTTTGTTGCAAATATCTTGAAGTTCGGAGGACCTTACACTGCTAGGGTTATAGGTGTAGCCAAGAGTTTGGGTAAGTTCGTGCATTTTGATACAGATGACCTTCTCACTGGGCTTTATGAGGAGCATCACTTGTATAATGTTTACAAAGAAAATAAACTTGATGAGATTACCAAGTATTGCTATTTCAATGCAGATTTAGTTACTGTAACTCAAATAAAGTTTGCAAATAGGATTCGTCCTTTCGTGGGTAAGTGCCTAGCAATAATTAAAAACTCTATTGACTATACACTCCCTGCCTGGAATCATCCTAAAGTAAATACTAAGTTTACAAGAATTGGATATGCTGCTGGCATTCACCATAGATGCGATGTTAAAGTATTCAAAGCAATTCCTCACCTTGTGAATCAGAAGGTAGGTAGGGAACATGTTAGATGGGATTTCTATGGGCATCCGCCACCTGATCCTAATAAGCCCAAGGATAGCTGGGAGTTGAAGGTATGGCCTGAGTATATGTCTCAGCTTCTTAGTGCATTCAAGGGCCAGAAGAATTATACAATTCAGTATGCCTTACCTCCAGATGCTTATGGTCAATACTACTCTAACATGGATGTAGCTATTGCTCCTCTAGCAATGAATGACTTTAACGACTCTAAGTCAGATATTAAGGTAGCTGAGTGCTCAAGGTATAAAATACCTTTAGTGGCTAGTAATGTAGGATGCTATGATGATACTATCATTAATGGTGAGACTGGTTACCTGATCGACCCAGGTGCTCCAAAGTCGGAATGGATACGAATAATTACTAAGCTTTGTAAGGACAAGAAGCATCGCATAGAGCTTGGTCAAAACCTTCATGATAGAACCAAAGATCTCTTTGATGGTCGTAAGGTAGCACCTCAAAGATATGATTTGTATTTACGTGCAATGCAGGATTTAGGACATAAACTTTCAGATGATTAAAGTTATTAGTGGGCACGGTGGTCCTGGTGGATCTACTGTAGCGTTTAACAATTTAGTAAATCTTTTTAATAAGAATGGAATGGAGGCTTGTTTATACACTCATACAAAATGGGAGGGTATAAACTGTGAGTGGAAAAATGTTTCTGAATGTAGACTAGATGAAGATGATGTATGCATTTACCATTACAGTAATATCACTGAGAGACCAAAAGTTAAAAAGTTAATTTTATCTTGTCATGAGACTACAATCTTTCCTTTGAAAGAACACTCCTCTATGGTTTGGGATTCTCTTCACTATGTTTCTGAATCCCAAAAGGAATGGCAGGGGGTAGATGGAGTTGTTATCCCTAATGTAGTCACTAAGTATAATAAAAAAGATAAGGATAGGAAAGTAGCTGGAGTAATAGGAAGCATTGATCGTAATAAAAGATCTCATCTCTCAATTGAAAGAGCTTTAAAGGATGGGCATGATGATATACGCTTGTATGGAGCCATCACAGACGGACAATACTTTCAGAAGGAGATTTTACCCTTATTAGATAACAAAGTCTCTTACAGGGGCATATCCAGCGATATGCAAGAGGTCTATGATGTGGTTACTGATGTGTATCATTCCCCAGTCTTAGAGACATTCAATTTAGTTAAGCCGGAGTGTATGTATGCTGGTGTAGAGTATCACGGGCATGAAGGGAATGATACTAAGGCAGAGTATTGGGACGACGATAAGGTATACGAAGCATGGAAGAACTTAATTTCCACATAATAACACCCACAGCTAAAAATAATCCGTGGCTGGATGAGTGTATTCACTCAGTAAAGATGCAAACTGTGGAGGCAACTCACCATGTTATAATTGATGATGCTGGTAAGGGAGCGTGTAGAAATCATTTTGAAGCACTTCAACGTATAGAGCCAGTTTCTTCAAATATTATTATTCATTTAGATGGCGATGACAGGTTGATTACCCATAAAGTATTGGAAATCATTAGAGATGCTTATCGTGATAAGAATGTATGGGCTACCTATGGAAATTATGTCTCTAGGGAAAAGTCTGTTTGCAGGCCAATAGACCATAGAACCTTTAGAGAATCAATTATTCAAGGGGGTTGGCCTTGGAGTCACCTTAGGACATTTAGAGCGCATCTCTCGCCTTATTTAAGGGAAGAGGATATGAAAGATGATAAGGGCGTCTGGTATAGTTCTGCCCCCGACGTTGCCGTGTTTCTACCAATACTAGAGATGTCTGGAGTTGAAAGAGTTAAGTTTATTGATGAAGACTTAGTTTATTACAGAATTCATAAAAATAATGAACACTCAGACAGAATTAAACTAAACGATCAAATAAGATGTGCCCTACACATTTTGAGGAGGAATCCCTATAGAAAACTATGATTAGTTTACCCTTTGTAAATGTTACTGTCCCTTCAGATCAGTATGAAAATGAGGCTAAGGGTTTAGGTAGTGATATCTATCTTAAGACAATAACGCCTCAAGAGGCTCTAGCTAGGAGTTTTGAAACAATAATAATTAGTGATCTGTGCATACATCTTGCTAACCAGATTAAAGCATCTAAAAAGTATATTTGGATTATAGAACCTCCATCTATCAACTTGGCTAACTATCAGGTAGCTTATGCTATAAGAGATAAAGTAGACTTAATATTTTCTCATACTAAGGAGTTTTTAGATCAAATAGAGAACGGAGTTTACTGTCCCTGGGGTTCATATTTTGTAAAGCCTCAGGATCATAAAGTTTATGATAAGAAGCTAAACACGACTATTATTGCATCTAGCAAACGACAAGCTCCTGGTCACTTACTAAGGCATGAGGTAATCTCCAAATATGGAGACTTGTTTGATTGTGTCCGTAAAGGAGGCACTAATCATGGAAAATATCAAAATACTGGAGATGAGTATAAACTTAACTTTTTAAAGGATTATAGATTTTCAGTTGAGATAGAGAATGCAAATATACCAGGATACTTTACTGAGAAACTTTTAGATTGTATGAGGACCGGAACAATTCCCATTTATATGGGAGATCCTGATATTTCAGACAAGTTTGATATGGATGGTGTTATTACTTTTAAAAACATCGGTGAGTTAAAAGATATACTTCAAACGGCTAACGAGAATCTGTATTCTGAAAAAATAGAAGCGGTTAGGAATAACTTTATAATCGCTCATGAATTTCTATACCCTTGGAGATTTATTACAAATAAATATTATGAGCTATCACAGTCAATTTAAACAAGATGAGTTTGTATACGAGCAAGTTCTTGATCGTCAGAAGAAAGGGTTTTTTGTTGACATAGGTGCTTCTCACCCGATTGATCAGAACAATACGTATTTTTTCGAAAAACTTGGATGGGAGGGTATCGTAGTTGAAGCTAGGAAATGTCAATACGAATTATTGAAAGAAAAAAGATCTTGTATTTGTGAAAATGTGGCAATATCTTCGAAAAGAGAAGTAAGGAAATTTCTAGAAATTAATGGGCCTTTGGATGGGCTTAGTGGACTTCTAGAAGGTTACAGTGCTTCTCACTTGATACGAATAGTAAGGGAGTTACTAACCTATGGAGGCAGTATGGACATTCTCGATGTAGAATGTATTCCTCTGTCAGACTTATTTGAAAAACATAAAGTTGAACTGATTGATTATCTCAGTATAGATGTTGAGGGTATGGAATTAGCCATACTTAAGACAATTGATTTTGATGCAGTTAAAATAAGGTGTCTAACAGTAGAGAACAACTACAAAGATTCAGAATTATCTAATTTTATCATGAGTAAGGGTTACCGGAAGGTAGGTGATCTAAATTGTGACGAGGTATACTGCCTTGACTAAGGTTGTTATAACTGGTTCTCTCGGATTAATTGGCATGGCCTGCTCTAGGTTTTTTCTAGAGAAAGGTTACGATGTTATTGGCATTGATAATGATATGCGCCGCATTTTCTTTGGAGAATCAGCTTCTGTCGCGGATGGGGTCGATTGTCTTGAAGATTACAAAAACTATAAGCACATTTTTTGTGATATTCGTAATTCAGATATTTCTGATTATGTT